TAATTTAAAATAAATTATATTTTTTATTTATATGTAGATATAATCTTTCTTTTTCCAAATTGTTTTATTTTTTACTATATAAAAGTATTTCTGATATTTCGCATTTAGTTCCAAATAATCCATTAACGTAAGAACCAACCCATAATCCTTTATTAGAATAAATATTAGACGTTAAAGTTTCATTTATCGTACTTGTTTGATCTATTAAAACAGAATCAATATAAGAAAAACAATTTGTTCCTGAAAATTCAAATTCGAATAAATGATTACTTGTTACATTTAAAGAAAATGAACTACTATCTAAGTTTATTTGATTTTTAGTAGACATATTTCCAAATGAAAAATTGAAAATGTTTGATGATATACTTAATCCTAATGAAACTTTATTACCAGTTATATAATCATTTAAAGAAGAAACATTGTCGCCAAATCCTATTATAGAACTTAATGTTTTATTATTTGTTTGGCTATCATAAATTTTACCAACTACTAAAAATGTCAATTCGTTTAAATTTATTTGATAGTTATTTCTCATAACATCCAAGGTAGAACTTAAATTGAAAGTTATCGAAGGGATATTATTTATTCCTAAATGTTTATATTTAGGTTGTCCAGAATATAAAATTAAATCGTTATTAGGTACTGTGGATTTGTTTAACCATTTATTAACGGTTTGATTATCAGTAGCTACTATATTATTTACCGTATCATTTATAACTCCAAAATCAGAAGAAAACCACAATTCTAATTTAGGTATATCATTAGGTAAAAACTGTTTATAAATACCATATTCATTTCCAAATATATCAAGCCTCCAATTTTGAAGTTTCCCTTTTTGTGTCAAAAGTTTATTTTTTCTATCTATATAAACATCTTTAGTTAGTTCTTTTCTAAAAGTTAGTGGGAAATTTTTTTCATCGCTCCAAATTGGAGGATTTTCGGGATTCCAAAATTTAAAATTATCATCTTGTCTAGATATTCCATATCTATTTTTAAATTCTATTTCATAATTTGATTGATAAGGAATCATCTTTTGATTCTGTCTAGTATTAACTATCATACCAGAAGCTTCCGTATTACCATATGGTTGCATTATCCAACTATTATCTATACTATCTATTTTAGATATTGTTATTTGATCTTTTTTAGTTAATCCTCTATTTCTAGGTCCATATTTTTCTAAGTCAAAATATATTTTTTCTCTATCTAGAGAATCCATATAATCTAATGAATCATTATCTATAGATATTTTATAACCTTTACCTCTATAAAAAGATAATCCTAGATTTTCTGGCAGTAAATACTCACCAACATCTTTATTAGAAACTATGTTATAAGGATTTGGTATATTTGCTATAGTTGGAAAATGAATATTTAAAATATTTTCATATGGATTTGAAGGTTCTATAATAACTCCAGTATTATAAGTGAAAAATGATTCTAAACATCTATTTTTTCTATATAACCCTTGTTCATAAGTAAATGAATTTCTAGCATAATAATTATATTTTGCAGGTTTATATGATCGATACCCTTCAAGTATAATATCACTAGGTTCGTTTGTTTCTACTACTATACCATCTAATTTTTGTTTATTCATTATATCTGCCAAATTAGAGATATCTTTTTTAAAACGTAGTTTATTCCAAACATATTTAGATTCAGTATTAAAAACTAATAATGGTTGTCTCCACGTCAAATCCTTTTGTTTTTTTCTTACGTATTCTAAAACACAACCATTATCTAAATATATATCAGATACTGTTGGTTGCTGTATTGGAAGATATTCATCGACAAATTTTATTTTTCCACCAAATGCTATGGTTTCTTTATTGAAATTTTCAATATCATTTGGTATCGTGTTTACTTTAGCCCAAAAAGGCTTTGCGCCATAATCAGATCCGTAATTATCTTCAGAAAAGATATTATCTTCATAATCCCAACCATTTAGTTTTATATTAATAGCAAATGATAAAGAATTAACTGTAAAATCGGTTTGATTTTCAACAGAAAAATAAGAAATATTTGATCTATGAACATATCCTAAATAATCACCTGGATTTAACATCATATCAGATATTTCCAAATTTCCAAAATCATCATATGATGATTCCCAATCTCCAAAAGAATTTCTTTTTGCTTTATACCAAATAGGTATGATGGGAATAGATCCATTTATTCTCATACTAATATAGTTTATAAAAGAATTTAAATCTCCATCCCCATAATCTAAATATTTTTGTAAATTAAAATAATTCGAATAGGTTGGAGACATTTTTTCTAATAAATCATTATCATATGATTTTAATCCAATATCTACCGTAAATATATTTATATTTTTTTCCTTTAAAAACTCACAGTATGCAATAATATAATTAACGACTTTAGTAGATACTTCTACATAAAAAATATCTAATAATTTTTTAGTTTCTTCCTGTTGTAAAGATAAAATTTTTTGTTGTTCTACGTATATGCTATCATTAAATTGGTTGATCAATAACTGTGATTCAGTTTTAGAGTTTTCATATGAAGATGTTAATGATATAGAATCCCCATCAATTTCTTCAATTTTTTGTGATATAGAACTAATTTTAGATAAAATATCGTCGATGGATATTAATAAATCTGTTTTATTTTGATTTAATGTCTTCGATATCGAATAAAAATCTTCAGCTTTAGGAAGATTAATCAATGCTTTTTTATAAAGATCAATGGATGTATTTAAATTTTTTAATTCGTTATTAACAAATTTGTCTCGTTTTTTTCGTTTTATTTTTTTAGTAGGTTTTAATTGTTCATTAAGCGAGTTCTTTTTATTATTATAAAGATTTTCTGTAATATCTAAAACCTCATCAAAAGCTGATTGGCTAGGTGTTTTATCAATTTCTTTTAAATTAGATTCTAACTCTTTTATCTTAGTATTTAAAAAATCTATCCTATCTTTTTTCTTTTTTCCTTTATTAGGTGATAATTTTTGTAATTGTTTAAGTTCTTTCTCATAAACATTTAATTCTATTGTTAGATCTATCTTTAACGATTTTGATAAATTTGCATATTCTTCGTTAATATTTTGATTGTTAGAATTTATATCTTTAAGAACTTGATTGTAAGATTCATTGTAATTTTCATAATCTGATTTATATTCTTCTAAACTTGAAGAATACGCCTCTATTAAAAGCTCATTATCTTCTAAATCTTTTTCATATTCTAAAACGGAATTTGAATATTCATCTATATATTTTTTCAAATCCTCATTTAATAATTTAATTTGTTTTTCTAATTGGGAATAAGTATTATCATATCCAAAAAATTTTAAATCTGATGATTTTAATTCTTTAAATAAATCGGTTTCTTGTCCATCACTAAAAAATAGTATTTTTTTGGGTTTATTTTCTTGTGGAAAATTTTCATATGTATTTCCTATAGCATTATCTAAAATTCTAAAATTTAAATTTTTACATACATCATAAAATCCAGACTGAGTTTCATTTGTAGTTATCTTTTGACTCAATAAAGATTGTGCTAACTCAATAGAACCAACTATTTTAGTTTCATAAGAATATAATTCAGTCGGTACAAAAATAGAACTAACTTTTAGTTTTAATTGTTCTTTATTTTTAGATAAAAAAGATAAAGCATTCGATTCTAACCCAAAAGTTACTAAACCTATTTGAATATTGCTATTACTTTCTAATAATTTATCTATTATAGATATTACACATTTCTTAGTAGTTTCTAAATTTAAAGATTGACTTTTTGATCTGTCTATTACGATTACTAAATCGTAACCGTCGTTGGAGTCTAATAATCCGTTTATTTTTTTGTAATTATACTTACCTATAAAATAAGGAGAGTCATTTTGAGTTGATCTTAGAGAAGTTCTATAATAAGTATATCTTCTACCACATTTTAATACCATTTTAGAACCATTTCCAGTTCTCCAAAAACCAGATCCCCAACCAACATTTATATCAGAAGAAGAGTCATTTTTTATTTTATAAAAAGAAAATTGTGGACTATTTTTTATTGTTAAATTTCTAGTATCACTCCAACTATTTAAAGCAAAATCTTCATCCAAACCATCAGGATCAGCAAATAAATAATCAGCCATTCCATTAAAATCCATTACGGTGTTTCCAGAATGACCTATAGGAGAATATTGAACAGATTTACAGTTACATTTTTTCCAATGCTTAACATCATTTATTGGATTTTCATTTTGAAAATCTTGATCAGTATAATAATCGCTAGGAGATTTATTATAAGGGCAAGTGGGTAAATGTGGTATATACTTAAAAACATCATCAGCATAAGTATCTTCATCCATCCATATAAATGATTTTTTTTCACTTGGATTAATTTTTATTGATAATGCTGGTTGAATAGGACCATCAATATACTGAGCACATTTTATTGCTGGAGTATTATATATTTTAATAGAATTAACTTCGGTATCTAATCTAGTTATTGAGGCGGAACCTAACCAAGCTGCTTCTATAGGATCAGAATCTCTAGTATTAAATTTGTATATTACATCCGCAGTTTGAAAATTAAAACCAGCAACGGCACCAGCCATAGTGTTCGTTACATTTATTTCTGAAAGAGATACAGGTAAAGAATGTTGTTTAGTTATAGTTAATTTTATATCTGGATCTTCTGTATAATTTTGTAAAGGCCAATATATATTATTTAATCCTATTTTTATAGGTATATCTGTTTTATCAAATTTATATAAATAAGCTTGCTCATATGGAGTATTATTTTCTTCATCATAAACCGATAATTTAGAAAGATTTTTTTTCTTTTTTATAATATTATCAGCAGTATCGGAAAACGTATCGGCATATGAACCATTAGATATTAATGTAGTATTATTTAAATATATTGGATTACAAGAAGAAGTAGGTAAAACGTTAGTAAAATAATCAGATAATATTTTTTCTTTAATCTCTGGAGATAAAGAATCTATTAAAAAATTTTGAATATCATTTAGTTTATATTCGGAAAAAACTAAACTTTTAGGTGAAAATCCTATTCCTGCATATGGAAATATAAATTCTCTATTTTCGGAAGATTTTATATTACATAACATTTCTATTTTTTGAGGTTTTGTATTATAAACACCTCTTAACCAAGCACCTTCAACTATTCCGTTTTTATCTGTAAAAATTAAATCGGAATTAGTATAACTATCCCCACCAGTAGCACCAGAAGAAATTAAATTCGAATCATTAATATTTAATTCTAAATATGTATTATTAAATATAGTATCATTTAATACTCTATCTCCACTAGGCCAATAAAACCAATTGTTTCCGGAATTAAAATTTAAATTTAAAAAATTATCATAAATATTTACATCTTTTAATTTTACAGCTGTTAAACCGTAAACAGCTTCTCCTAAATATTTTTTAGATGCTTCTACAGTATTTAAAAAATTTAAAGATTTAGTATTGAATTCATTTATATTGTTTAAATTAGGAATATCACTTAAAAATTCATTAAATACTTTAGATAAGATTGAAGTAGAAGCAGTGGGTAAAAATTTAGATGAAATTAACTTTATTATATCATCATATTTTAAATTTAAAAAATCATCAGGTATAAAATCTTCGTCGAATTGATTTACATCTACATAGTTTGATATATCAACGGAGGGGTCTGAATCAAAATATGTATTCTTATCATGTAATTCTTCAATTTCTATAAAAAAATCATTTTTTACTGAAGTTAATGCTGGAAAATTATTATATACTTCATAAGAAGGAACTCGTATCAAGTTAGTTTCTGATTTTGTAAATCCTTTTAATATATAATCATATAATATTTTTTCTATTCCATATTTAGATCCTATTAAGTTATATTTTAATTTAGCTTGTTTTAATGCTTCTCTTTTTCTAGAATAAATTAATGCTATTTGTTTTAATTTTTTAGCAAAAAACGGGATAGCAAATATTATTTCTTCATCGTTATCGTAATCTAATTGAGATATGAATAAATTAATTTCGTCACTCGTAAATAAATAACTTAAATCTTTTAAAAGTTTTACATATTCATCTCTAAGTTTTTTACTAAACTCGCTTTTGGATGAACTTTTTTTAAAATACCAATTTTTTAAATATAAAATATATTCTTTTTCATAATTGTCAGATGAAATATTAGAATTAATAGAAACCCATTGATTATAATCTAATGGTGAATTATCATCTGTTTTATTTAAATTCATATTTATTAAGGAAGAACAACAGCGTTTATATGAGAAGTAGAATATGAAATAACCGCAGTACCAGGAGCGGTTACTGGTCTATTTATATTACAAACTGATATTGCTGATATTCCAAAAGAATAAGTAACAGAACTTGTTGTGTTTGGACTATCCAAAAAAGAAATAGGAATAACGTTAGCGTTATTCGCAACACCATGTCCAACATCGAGCATCATTATTTTACTTAAATTAGAAGATGCTGAAGCAGAAAGAGGAATAACTGTACTTACAGCACCCCCACCTATAGATCTATAAATATTAAGACCAGCATCCGCACACCCAATACTTATATAACCACCTAAGAGAACTTTTGCTGTATTAGTGGGAGGAGTTACCGTTACGGTTAATCCATTTATGTAAGCAAAACTATTAGCAATTATAGTCTGAGTGAAAGCTGTTAAATTTACACTACTAGTCAATGTTCCAGATTGTTTTGTTGGTGTTACTGCTCCGTTTTGTATTTTTTGCGTAGTAACCCCACTATCTAATAATATTATGTTTATAGAATTACTTTGTAGTCCAGCAGATAAAGAACCGGTCGCCGTTAACGTATTAAAATATAAAGTACTATTAGATGTATCGTGGTTATTAAATATACTGAGTCTACTTCCTATGTTTAAATAATTCTTAGCACCACTAAAAGTAGTGTAAAAAGAATTTGTGTTTAAACTTTTAGTCAGACCAGAGTTATCAGACATTAACAATAAAGAATCTATAGGTAATATTCCCGTTATAGATGGTAATTGTGTTATTTTTATTCCTCGCGTTTCCATAATTTATAGTGCTAAAGCGTATTGATATTTATCATTAGACGTTATATTTACAAAAATTGATATAAAATTTACATCATCACTTTCATTTGTTAAAATATAATATTGATTTGATTCATTCAATATCTCATCAATATCTTCCAAATCAATATCTTTTTGTTTTAGAATATTGCAATTTAACTCTGATGATGCTAAATATATAGGAAAACTACCAAAAATTGTATTGGTTCCTTTTAAATATGAATTAAATACTTGTATTGAAGAATTCATTTACTAATAATATTTATAGATTTTTTTAAAAAATGCATTAACATATAAGAGTATGTTTTATAAAAAAATAATTTTCATAGCTAATTCTAAAGAAAATTTAGAAATTTTTGAAAAACCACAATCAGCAACTAAAAATATACCAAATTGGTACAAAAAAACGGATTTTTTTTTAAACGATAAAAAGGGAGTTGATTCTTATGGAGATCCAAACTCAACGATTAAAAAATGTATGCCTTTTTTTGATGCTATGACTTGCGGATACCACATATTACTACCATGTGATGTATGGGTACAGAAGGCAAATGATGGAACTATAGAATTTAAATGGTCGCTTGAAAATATAGATTTAATAGCTCAACATTATAAAGCTCAATATCTATATTATCCAATAGAAAAAGATTACCATAACACGGTTTTTAAATGGATAGGTCAATGGATAGTAAAAACCCCAAAAAATTATTCATGTTTATTTTTACATCCTACTCATCACGAAGATCTTCCATTTAAATGTATAACTGGTTTGGTAGATACAGATAAAAATCCAACACAAGTTGGATTTCCATTTATACTTAAAAAAGATTTTGAGGGGCTGATACCAAAAGGAACCCCGATAATACAGATAATACCCTTTAAAAGAGATAAATTTTATTCTACATATAATTCAAATTATGAAAAATATGAATTAATTTGGAAAAAAGCAAAAACTGTATTTTTTGACAGATATAAAAAGTTTTTCAGAAGCAATAAGACTTATTCAGACACTAAACCTAGTAAATGTCCGTTTGGTTTTGGTAAGTAATTAATAATGGAAAAAAAATTCGATAAAATTTATTACAGAATAATAAACGAAACACCTCTTTTAGCTAAAGCTTTAGCTGGTGTTGGTAGTGCTATAGCATCAGGAATAAACCCATCGAATATAATTAAAAATATAAATCCAAATTCTACTGCATTACCAGCAGTATCAAAAGCAGTTGGACAAATACCATCAGCATTAAAAAATTTAGCTCCAAAATTTGGAAAACCTTTAGATATAGAAAAACATAAATTAAATCCTACTTCATTTAATGGTACTAAAATTTTTAAACGTTTAAATAGAGAATCTAAAGAAATAGTTACAGCTAGAGTAACTGATGTAACTAATCTTAAATCTCAAGGGGTTTTTACTGCTACTTTATTAGATCCTAACTATATCGTAATAATAAGTAAAAAAAGTTCAAATATTCCTAATCAAAATAAAACAGAGGAATATGTGGTTAAAAAAGATTATTTCAATAACATTAAAAAACAATTTAATGAATATATGAGAGATTTTTTAATAAAAAACAATGTTAATACTAATATTCAAAATTTAGATCTTAATGCAACTTATAAAGAAATTAAAAAATTAGAAGACGATATAAATATCAAAAATAAAGATTTAAAATTATTACAAAACAAAAAACAACAAAATACTAAACAACAAAATATAAAACAAAATATATTTGATTCTATTTCTACAGCAGAAGATGAAATAGAAAATTTAAGAAATCAGTATAAAGAAAAACAAAAAGAAGTAGAAGATAAGAAAAAATTTGATATAGAAGCTAAAAATTTTATGGATAAAAATTTACAATTTTTACCTAAAAAACAAAATACTTTTATTGTGGATTCTTCAGAATCCAAAACTTGGTATTACGCATAATTTATTAATATTAATTTTTAATATCCCAACAAAAAACTACATTATCAAATTTTCCTAGTTGGTTGATTAAGTTATGTCTTATTAATTTTTCCCAAATAAAAAATTTATTAGCAAGACCAGCACCAAGCTGAGAAATGTAAAATTTTTTATCTGGTCTTTTTTGTATTATTTTTTTAAGTTTATCTAATTCTTCAAAGAATACTGGATAATATTCTTCGGGTCTATAAAAAGAACTATCATTATTATCTGGAAATTTTTTAGTTATAAAACCAATAGCATGAGGATGATATCTTAATGATGCTGCTCCTCCAGTACCATATCTTTCTAAATTATCACCAAAGATAAAATAAAAATCAGAATTTAAATCTAAAAACTCTTTAGTTATTAAAATATCTTTGTATATAGCCATTATACAAATTTACTCATCTTCATTGCTATATCTTTTTGATTTTTCTTGGTTTTGTTTCTTTTTTTGTTTTCTTTGTTCGTCTGAAAGAATACCAAGAATATCTTCTCTCCAAGTTCTATTTGCTTCTTTTCTGGAAAGTGTAGGTTCTCCTGGAGAAGCTTTTTTCTTTAGAAGCTCTCTCATTTCATTAAATGATGGAGATGATTTTTTTGATGTCCACGTTGCAGTTATCATAATAATATTTTATTTTAAAAAATTCAAAAATCAAGGATTTTGTTTATCAAAAATGATTGATTATATTATATAATCTCAAGTTTTTTTTTCATTTTTAATAAAATTTTCTAAAATATTTGAAAATACTTCGTTTACGGAAATATCTTTTTCGCATGATTCTTTAATCAAACTAATCAAAATATGTTTTGGGAATTCATCTATTTCTAGACTTATAGTATCGAATTTTTGTAAAAGAAATCCATCTTCAGTTTCTTGAATTGAAAATTTGTCGTTTTCTTTAATATTAAGTTTTACCAATTCTTCATCAGTAAATTTAATACACATATCTCCAGTTGGCTGTATTGTTTTTTTTATCATATAATTTTTTTAATTAAATCTTTATTATTACATAAGTGTTCACAATTTTCCCAATCTCTGAATTGAACACTATTGTCATAGTCATCTTCTATTTGCTTTAGCATCTTTTTAAAATTATTTTTAGTTTCTTGATTTAATTTATTTTTTAATAGTTTTAAAATAAATTCTACGTCTTCGTCATCTAAATCAAATTTAAGATTTACTCCATCATATATAGATCCATAACTAAAATCAAGTTTTAATTCTACTGGAGGGTAAAAATCACCAAAACATTTTCCAGTAAAATCTGAATAGTAAACTGCTTCTTCTTTTTCTTGTGGTTTTAAAATTTTTTTCATTAAAAATCTATTCTTAAAGTTGTAAAAACATTAGTTTCTTTTATTTCATTATTAAAGCAATCTAAATCTACACTTAAAGAATTTGAAAGACTAATTAAATAGTTGTGCTTTTCGTATAGTTTTAATTTATACTCAATATTATTTGATGAAGTTAAATTTTTGTTTTCTTTTTTAGAAAAATCTATATTTCCATTAAAATTTATTTCGGAATATACTATATTAGTAGAAATCAATATAAAACAAATTAATTTTTTAATCATACAAAATATCTATTTATAATAACATTTAAATTAGAAAAAAACATTGATAAATTATAAAATAATTTAGAGAGTTTTTTAAAAAACCAAAAATAACCAATATTTTTTTTAAATTTGTAAATAAAACTATTTTTTAGTTTTTTATTTTTTTCAAAAAGATCATTCAAATCATTTTTTCTAGATTTGTATTTTTTACATTCCAATAACTCCAATTTATCTAATTTTCCATATATAAAATATGCATTAAAATCTACCCAAATATCTTCGGTATCTGAAAATTCAAAAATTTCGTAGAATGTTATTTTACCATGAAAATCTATTTTTTTGGTATATTGATTTACAATTTTTTGTTCTTTTATTATATTCCAAGGTTTATGATCTTTTTTCTTTTTTTCTTCCTCAGAATAATATGTATATTCATATTCTACTATTTCTTCTATAAGATCTCCGTCTTCAGTAATAATATATTTATCTAAACAATTATCTAAATCTTTAGTTTGAAATTCTATTTCATCCCACTTTATATTTAAAGTTTTAAGATCGCTATTAAGTGGTAATTCTTTTTTACAAAAAATATAACTAAACATTCCCATATTATTTAATAAGATTATTCTCTCTCCACGATTCTAATGTATATTTGAACGGATGTCCAGAAATATTTTCTACTAGTTCTAACATTTGTTTTGCAACATGTCTAGTTTCTTCTTGGGTGTCGGTTTTTAATCTAAGTCCCCAAAAATGTATGAAAGCCAAAAGAGAACCAGTCCATATAAATTGAGTTTCTAACGCTAAAGGTAATATTATCCTCGCTTGTTCCTTTGAAACACCAGAATCACACAATTCTTTATATAAAGAAGAAGAATTTTCTATGTGTTTATTCATTTTTTCAATTAAATCTGGTCTATCTATAATTCCTTCACTTCCTTGTTTTGAACTTTTGGATTGCTTTCTGAGTTTTTCTATTTTAAAATAATTATCACTAAAATCTACATATCTACCAGAAATGCTATTAGCCGATAATCCAATTTGATGTTTAAAAAGTTGCCTTTCAACGAAAATAGGACACTTAATTCTAAACTGTATTTGTGGATGTCTAAAAGGAGCGGTGTGTTTATGTTCAACTAAAAATTTTAATAATTTTATGTCTTTATCATCTAATTTTTCTTTATGTTTTCCGTAACTTACTCTAGCTGCATTTACAACCATTAAATCATCACCGAAATAATTAATTAATTCAATTTTCATATTTCGCCCAACCTCCAGTGTATAAAACGCCTTTTTCTAATTTTTTCCAATTTACAACAGGAGTTTTTAAATCTATACCCAAAATTTCTGATCCAAATCTTAATACTCTTAAATTAGGCCATGCCATAGGTCTAACAGATTTAATGTAATCTAATGCCATATCTGGGGTTTTACCAGACATCACAGATGCAATAATACCTATTGCAGTGGACCGAGATACTCCAGCAAAACAATTAACTCCTAAATTATGAACTTTATCATCTTCTACAAAAGGTTTTAAAAAATTTATAATGCTTTGTATATGTTCTTTTCTAGGACCAACTTCTTCTATATTTTTATCAACATAGAAGATTATTTCATCCTCATCTGAAAAATCATAAAATAACTGGAAGAAGTGTTTAACACCTTTTCTATTTAAAAGTTTTTTCATTCTATGCATTTTGTGTTCATCGTCTTCATCAACAGCTGATACCCAAACATCATATTTATTTTTTGGTCCAAATGCATATCCTTCTGCCTCGCTAAGATCTGTTATTTTAATTTCTGCTATCATATTTAAAAAATTGTCCGTAGTGTGGATCGTAATAATCTCCAACATTGAATTTGTTAAATGTTTTTTTATTAACGACAATTTCGGTTAAAGATTCTTCTTCATCTTCTAATATAAAAGAATATCTAGAAAAAATCCAAAACCCCCAATTACTTTTGCTTATTATTTTCATATATTCCAAGTTTCTGTACTTACAGTATCACCACATTGATCACATGGTTCAGAATCATGTTCCCATTCATCAGGTTGAAATAATTTAATAACGTCTTGAAAAAGAATTGTATTTTCATTTATACCTTCTTTAACTTTAACGAAAAGATAATCCAAAATTTCATTTAATTCTTCTTTTGTGTAATCTGAAAGAGATTTTTCATTTATAGAAAAATCAAAAGCAGTACATCCAGTGGTTTCTACAATTTTATATTTAGTTGGTTCCATTTTGAGAAATTCTAATAGCTTCTTTAGTATCCCTAATCGCATCTTCATATTCTTTTATTTTGTGGAAGAGATAATCGGGACTGATTTCCATTAATCTTCCATGGTTTGTTGTAACAATTTTATTTTTTGTTCCATCATTTATAATATAACCATGATTGTCCATCTCCCAATCATAATAAAGTATTTTAAACTTATAAACAATTTTTCCATATTTATCTTCTACTTTTAAGTCTAAATTTGTTTTATTTTCTATTTTTGTAAATTCACAAACTTCATCGTGAAATGGTATATCTAATTTCATAATTTATTGTTTTATATAAGGTTTGACTGTTTCCCAAAGTGATTTTATATTATGACAGATCTCATTACCGTTTTCATCAGTAGCTTTAAGAACATCTTCTTTAAAACCAACTCTCTCATAAAGATACCAATCTATCCAATCTTTACCTTGTTCTTTAAAAATGGAATTAAGTAGTATGGAAAATACTTTATGATGAGGTTCATCATAATCAAGCAAGTCTAATCCTAATCGATATAAAGAATGTGATCTTTCACTAATATTCTGTAGAGTTTCAATTACTATTTTAAATTCTTTAAAATTCATTTTGTTTCCATCCACATATTAAATTTTTTAGAGGTATCTTGTAAATGTTTTTCACAAGCACTCATAGCAGTTTCTTTTTTTCTAAATTGTTTTTTTGAAACTTTAACAAAATCATCATCAATGTTACTCAAAAACACACCAGCTACAAACTCTTCATAATCTTTGTAATCTTGTTTTTTATTGTTAAATGTACAGCAAGGCACACTATCTATTACATATTCCCAATTAAGAATTGGAACCTTTGCTGAATACCAATATCCAGATTTGTCATCTAACCATTTCTTTTTCCAAATAAGTTTTGTCTTTTTATCAGTTTTCATTTACTTCATAAATTTTCCATTGTGGTTTTTTATAACCATTTACTTTATAAATATGTTCATTTTTATCCCACTCATTATTTCTATAATGTCTAATAACATCTAGATATTCCTTTGCTTCGGATTTTGTAGAGAAAAACTTTATCGGGGTTGGTTTTTCTTCTAGCTTATTAAGCTCTTTTTTATCGATTGGAACAGTTGTCACCCAACCATCCTTTGGATCTGTAGTATCTGAATTTATATAACTATATTGATCTGGATAATGATTGTAATCGCAGATTTTATATTTTTTATTTTTTGTCTTCATATCAATAAATCGTTTTAAATTTAATTAAACTATAAAACCATCCTCTAATTTTAGTCCAGAGGTTTCTGTTGTCTTCTTTACCTATCTCGTACGCCATAAAAATAGCTTTCGTGTAATATTTTCTTCTGAAATTTGTATCCCAATGTTTAAACGATTCGAGTTGAGAAGCTGTTACAATATCGTTAACAATCTGTTTGCAATCGTAAGGTAGATCACTATACCTCTTAGTCACAAAATCTGTACCCCTATGTTCTTCTTTACCTACGAACCATCTTCTATCAACAGAATAAAAAACTTCAGGGTCATCGCAAGATGTATAAGTGGTCGGAAATTTTTCATAATCGTTAAACTTCATACACTCTGATAGTTCTGAGGTCAATTTTTTAATTTTTTCTAGGTTTTCTTGATGTGCGTTCATGCAATGTTTAATAGGTAGTTTATATATTTTTGCAAATCTATCAAGTCTCTTTCCAAGATACCCGAAACTTCTAATACCGCACTAGGTCCATAGAACTTGTGTCTATCGTGCAATACAACTTCTGGATAATATCTTAATTCAAAAATAAAGATTTCGTCTCCTTGTGGTGGCTCAGAAGCTCTAGCTTCTATTTTAATTCTCTTGTTATCTTCTTTTGAACTTCTAAACCCAAAGTTCCAAAGAGTAAATCTTTCTTCTCTATCTGGCATTTCTGTAGCAACAGACATATCTTTCCAATTACCAGAATAGATTCCATCACTATACCAATGAAAATGTAAATTTTCAAATCCATGTTGTTTTAGAATATCTCTAAGTGAATCGACTTTTTTAGTGTATCTTATTAGTTCAGGACTCATGCTATAAATGCTTGTTCTTTTTGTTTAGCCTGTTCTGTCCATGCCTTCCGTCTCTCTTCGGTTCCTCTATCAGCGTTTGGAGTTTTGAGAAGATTCCAAAAAGCATTATTAATAATTTCGTCTCTTTGTTTGTCTGTTAAAAATTCTCCTCTTCGATGTGCATATGACCAATTATCAGCATTTGCAACTAATTCTCTTACGCCTTCATTGTTACAAGATACTATAAACGAATTAATTTTATGGAGAAATAATTCGTACTGATATACTTTTTCCCTAAGAGATGGATTTTTCGTCTTCTTCATAATTTTATTAATCATTCGTTTAATTCTTTTTTCTTAAGAGTTAGAATTATAAATATCCAGTCTATATTTAAATACTTGATCATCGTAGTTAACAAGATACAAATACCACACCAGAACTCCGTTTTCTTCAAAACTCTTAGTATATGTGTTAACAATACTAACAATGGGTTGGTTAACCGGTTCGTCTATAATGGGAGAAACTATTGGTGTGACTGCTTTTACTTGATGATATTTGTTAATCATAATTTTGTTTTACAAGTTTTTCTCCATTTTCGTCCCACATATAATCTTCAACCATATTACCAACAACTTCTAAAGTTGCAAGACTTAAATTCATAATTGGGTAATCATTGATATAATATGCACAAGAGTCTGTGCTATATACAACTTCCCCAAGTTCTTCTCCATCGTAGGTAAAGAATTTTACAACATCTCTTTCATATATCTCTCGCATATTTTTATCCAAGATTCCAATGAACTGCTGCTGACTTTGTAGTAGATGCGTTTCTTGAAATTGTTTAAGTTTTTGATTCCAAATTCTAAATTTATTTTTGTTCATTTATATATAAAATAAATTATAATATAGGTCTATTTGTTTTATAGATATGATTAGAATCAAGATATTCTACCAATCCCCATTTCCAAGCTAGGTATCCTTCTATAATTTCTTGTTTAGTGTTATCTGAAAACCCTACTACTTCGGCAATATATCCAGTAAGGTCGCTTCCTTCAATTTCATTATGACCAAATTGAATGTTTACAAAAGAATTCGTTCCTACATTTCCTGTGTTCGTTTGTGTTCCGTTTACTCTCCAAGCACTACTAGTCGAATTAAATTTAGGTATAATAATATAAGGTTGGTTGCGTGTAGATGAACCGCCTTGCATTGCAATATTAACGCCAGTATTACTTCCCCCCAACACTTCGAAATTATCGTCCGCTCTAACACGACTCGACATCCTTTGTCCTGTTGCCGATGAATTTGTTCCAGCTAGAAAAAACGCTTGCGTATTAATAGGGGTATCAATTTGAATAACCATTGCGATATTCAGAGGTGTTGCTACCTGATTGTATGTGAATGAGTTGTTATCAAGACAATTATTTCCAACCCATTCAAATACATTCAATCCGTTGAGAGTTCGTGTTCTAGTATTTGGACCGGGGTTAGTTCCATCTCTTGTAAGAGTATAATTGTTACCGGACTTATCCAAGACTTGAGTAACCTCATTTCCAGTTGAGGCTATAGTAGATAGATCGGAAGCATCATACCAAAATAAAGTTGACATTTTTTTTGGCGTCCAAGGAGGATTAAAAATAACATTTCCTTCGATTTTAGTATTATTCAAAATAATTTTTTCCATATTATCTATTTAATATTTATTTCTTATATTCAAAGGATAATATGGCATATTCTTGTTTAATTGATTTCATATTGATTGTGATTTTATAAAATTTTGTTGTTCATTTTTATTAAAAGGACAATCACTCAACCAACAATCACAAACCAAACATTCTCCATTATGATCTGGATTGCATGGTAATTGAAATATATTTCCCATTACTTCAATATCTTTACCACTCCATACACCTCTATAATCCTTTTCATTAACCTTCGCATGAAAAGCAGCATCAATAAAAACTATTTCAGCTTCAAAATTTTCGTTAATAAATTCAGCTGAATATGAACTAATAATATCGCCTTCGTATATTGGTTTTCTATTCATGTCGTACTCTCCAGTAAATTGCTGGATAACAAATTGTTCAGAAGGAATATCCCATTCCATTGTACTCCAAGGTGCAGCATGGACTTTCTTGCCATCCATTTGAAGATATTGTGAATCTTCACATAGCCAACGTTTCATCAAGGTGTTCCAAATGCGGAATTTTATTTCTCTATTTTTCATAATTTATATTTTTCTAAAAGTTCTGGGGTTTACTCTTTTCTTCAAAACTTTTGAGTATAAATTCTTCATTTTCTTTGTTTTGTTTGGACCATTTATGAATAACTTTGTTGTATTCTTGTGTTATTTTTGCAGAATACTCTGATAGGTTTTCACAATGTTTGATGAGTTCTTTTTTTGTTAGTTTTTTCAACGGATTTTTCATAAATTTTATTATACAAAACAACCATCAGCTGTCAAGTATTTTTGTACTGATTTAAAAAACTCTCCCCCATCCATTTCAGTCGTAACTCTGATACCTCCAAAATTAGATTCAGGGTCATCACAATTCATTAAGGCAAATATGCATTTGTTTTCGACATCTATTTCAGCAAATAATCTTCTTCCCATATAAACGAATTTTAACAATTTCATTGTTTTAAAAGTTCATTATTTTCAAAAATATTTCCAATTACTTCAACATTTGTCATTTCTTTGAATTCTATATATTTTTCATAAAGAACCCCAAAGGATGCAATGTTTTTGCACCATTGCACTTCACCAAACACATCTACTATTCTAGCCCCTCCAGTCATATTTACTACATTTACATATGTGAACCTTACTCTATCACCTTCATAAATTTCTTTTCCATCTTTGTCTTTTAGTCCAGTAAATTGCTGAACAACATATTCATCACCACCAGAACCATTCTGAAGGTTTTGAAATTGTCCATTCAAATAAAGAACATAATGTCCTTGATAACCTTTGTCTGGATAGAAGAATCGTTTTTCTAGTTTATCCCAAGCTCGGAATTTAAGTTGTCTCATATTATTACAAATAACCAGTCTTAAACCATAGCTCTCGCCTTACTAAAGAATCTTCTGGAGCATTTGGTGGCCATATAAACGTAGCATCGATCATATTAAAATTGTTTGATTTGTCTACGATATATTCTACCTTTATTACAGCTTTAGCAGAATCATCCGTTATTGCTCCATTTTCATTTAAAAAAAATGTTCTGTTTTGAGATAATGTAAAATTTCCCATGTACGGTATCGGTATAGGCTGATCTCTATGCTCTCTTGGAAAGACATCCCATATTCCAAAAATAGTTTCACAAAAATTGTTTGCTATTGTTTCGTTTTCTACTGAACGAACTGAATATAAAGCAATAGAGAGCAAGCCAAAAATACTCACTATAACTGAAGCAAATATTCCTATTGCTACTATTACCTCAATAATACTAAATGCTTTTTTATTCATATTTAAACATTTCAAGGACGTCTTTTTTAAATTCCATTACAGCTTTTTCAGATTCGTTCACCACCTCATAAGATATTAATTCCGATAGCCACGTTGGAATTTTAATTTTTTTAACATTTTTATCATCCGGGTTTTCGTAATATGAAATAATGGAGTAACTATCATTAATCTCTGGATAATAGACTTTGTTTGGTATCGATGAAGTCTTTTTAGTTTTCACACAACCAATATACGATCATTCATATTTCAAGTCAAGCCAATTCGTATCTTCTGGCATTATTTCTACATTCATTCCAGCTTCTTTGGATCTCTGTATAATATCATCTAATACTCCATGACCATACATATGCGTTCCGTAATTTCCTTCAAAACACTTATATATAGAACCAGAAAAACCTTCAAATAAATAAGAATCTAATCCTTTTGATGCGACTCTAATTCCACTATTCATCTTCCAAGAATTAGAACCCAAATAACCACCATACCAACAACCGAATACTTTATAAGTCAAAGGAAATTCCCCTCCTTCGATCTTAACTACTACCCATTTGTCTGGTATGTAATCGTTCACTCTAATATATGTCCTCTAAATGTGTACCTTGTTTTCGGATTTTTCCCAATTCTGTCTTTTCTTACAAATTTATCTTTATAAGTAATAATAAAATCTTCTGATTCAATTGGACCAACAGGTTCAGAAACAACTCTACAAAGAATGTAATAAACTAAGTATTTTTTTGCTTTTAAAGAGTTTTTCAGATCATTCAAAGAACCATATTCCACCGAAGAACAAGCTTCTACTTTTCCCATATAAGAAAATACTGGACCCAATGCAAATGCTTCGGCGTTTTTGATAATTTCATAATCAAAAATATATTCACCCACACGATCAACTTGGGGGGTTTTAAAAAATTCTAGCCATTCTTCTACATTTTTTGTATAGAATGCTTCTTCTGGTTTTGTTTCTTCTTTATGAAGAAATGTGTTTTGAATTCCTTGGAATTCTTGTTTTAATGTTTCTATTTCGGTATTCATAATTCTATTGTATATGTTGCTTTGACTTTTACGAATTCAAATTCTAAAAAATTATCTTTGCAATAATTTGGAGTTTTATTGAAAACGCTTCTCTTTAAAAACTTTTCCATAAAATCTTTATTTCCATTAATAAAGCAATCTTTGAATTCAACTAGTTCTATAATAGTCATAAATAACGAATCATCATTTCCAAACTGTACCCATTTTTTAGTAGGTTTGTGATATATTGCGTATTTGTATTCTGTGAATGTTTCGTTATTCATTGTTTTTCTAAAGCACAACCAATAACTTCAAATGGTCCAAGTTGATGCATGAAGTTAAAATTCATTGTACTAGTTGGTTCTAAATATTCAACACAAAATGCTCCAAATTTAAACCCTATTTTACCAGTACGAATTTCTCCAAATCCATTCTTATCCACTTTAATTAAATCATTTTCGTATACATCTTTTCCGTTTTTATCTTGTAAACCAGTATATTGACAAGGGATAAGCATATCATCTTGCTCAAACAATTCATCAACATATCCACTATATTTGTATTGTTCAATAAACCCTTTGGTTTGTGGATTCCAGAATTTAAATTTGATTGTCCGATTGTGCATTTTGATTATTGACAGTTATAGTGTCCAAACCTAAAGAAATAGGCTCATTATCATTATATGCTGGAGGAAACGCGGTTTCCAAATCAGACTCATAAGAACTCATATGAAACATAGGACTAAATTCTCCAAAATCCGTTGGTAATAAAGCATCAACGGATTCATTATACATAGTATCATGAAAAACCATATCATCATACTTTTTTTTAAAATTTTCTAGATAGTGTTCAAATCCATCATAGTTTTCATCATATTTTGTATTATAAACATAATCGAACAGCCAATCTTCTCCTTCTTTAGTTAAATTTAAATCTCTTACTAATTTTATAAAATATTCTTCTTGAACCGATTGAAGTTCATTTATGAATGTTTTTACTTTAAAAATAGCATCTTCGGGATGTTGTCCGTCTGGTGTGTAATTTTTAGTTTTCATTTTTAGTTGAGTTTAAAAGTCCTTGAATGTTTTCTATAGACCAATTTTTTTCAATTGCTTCTCTAATCGTTTCATTTTTTTGTTTTGTAGATAGGTATGATATATATTCACTCATACACATTCCGGTTAGTGATGTTATAACTATAGCTACAATTGAGATTATAACCCAATCTGGTTTATTTTTATTCTGATTCATAAAATTATTGTTTGTTTGTTTGATACTCAAACAGTATCAATCTATCTTTAAAGACGTATCCGGTTCTTCCGCTTTCAGTATATACTTTAAACCAATTTCCAGACTTGTCAAGTATTTCTAAGTTTGTTCCATTTAAAATTCTAGCAATTGATGATGAAGAAATATCTGGTTTTTCTCTCAAATTAACCCAACCATCTTTATCATCCACAATACCATATTCTTTTTTTAAGATTGGTTTATAAACTTCTTGGTGTACAATTTTTAATTTATCATAAACACCAACACCAGCTGTTATTAGAGCAGCAATTCCTGTTAATATAACACCAATATGTTGCCAATTATTCTTCATTAAAATGATTTAAACAATCAGTTATTTCTTGCTTCTGAAGTCTCAAAAGAATTCTACCATAATTTTTAATACATTCTTTTGCATATGTATCTAATTTATTCAAACATCCATCAGCAGATAATCCGCTTTGATAAAAAGCGTAGTCTTCCAAGTCATCAAGATGTAATTTCTTGTTCATCTTTTGTTTTCCAAAACTTTTCGGTTTCTTCACAACAAGCAACATAACCTTGTTTTCTTGCTTCTTCTCTACAAAGAGTTTTAAACCAGCCACCTCTTTTACAAAGAACGCCATTTTCACCAGTTACCTCGCAAGTATTTCTAGATTTTCTTTCTGCTTCATGAATGATGTCGTCAATAATATCATCCTCGATTTTATCTGCACCATAGACGCTTACATAAAATCGAAGATCTCCATACTTTTCTTTAATTTGATCAGCCACTACCTGTACTTCTCTTCCGTCTTTAGAACAAAGATCACAGAAGTATTGCATCTTTTCCATGCATTCATCTAGAAGCTTGTACCAACCATCGTCTACTTCAAACCCCCATGCCATACATGTATGCATTGGATCTCCTCTAAAATTTTTTAAAATCTTAGGATATTTTTTTACTAGTTCTAGTTGTAGTTCTTCTTTCATATTATTTTTTCCTCTTAGATGGTCTAGTAACAGTTACAGTTACAGTTTTTCTAATTTTGGTTGATCCTATTTTTTTTTCCGTCACTCTTTGTTTTTTTATTTTCATAAATATAAAAATAATATAATTTAAATTTTTGTCAATTAGAAATTATTCTTCCCAACAATTATTCTTATAATCCCAGTGTCTGGAGTCATAAAAATTTATTTCTATTTCTAAACCAAAAACATTTAGTTTAAATCTAATACCAGCATGATCTTTTCCAGTGAGTTTACAATCAAACTCAAAAGAAAACAAGTTATAATTTGAAAAAAAAGTTTCAATTTCCAAATTTTTATTTTTAGATAGTTGTTTATGAAACCATTTTAGTTTATACCAAAATCTTGGTTTATTTGTAAAATTATAAATTGTAAAATTAACGTACATAAATTACTAATTTAGACGTAAAACAAAAAAACTTATGTAGAAATTTACCGAGTATTTTTTTCAATATTTTCATGTTATGACTTTCTAGGTAAAAGTAATGCTATTTCATCAGAATCATCAGCAACTACTTCTAAAAATTCTCCATCCCACCATTTATCTTGTTTGTGCTTATTTTTAACTATAGGAACTAAATGAATAGAATCAACCTCATCATAACCACCCTCATAACCTTGCACAACTACACGTTTTTGGGGGTCTTCCAACGTAAGACGTTCAATTAATTCTTTAACTTTCATGGTTTAATTTTTGTGTTATTAATTTTATCCATTGTATTCTAGATATTTGTTTATTATCCAATATAGAAAACGCATATGATGAATTTTCATGATAATTTCTTTTAATCATTTCCGCTTGCTCTTTCCTAGATTCTACTTTTCTAATATCATGGACCATTTCCAATATATTGTCAATATATTTTTTTACGCTATCGCCAGCATTACAAATTTTTTCTATTTCATCTTTTAATTGTAATGCTATCTCAAAATCAAAATCTGATTCTATTTTTTTATAGAACTCTTCGCATGATGGCATTTCAGAGTCAACATAATATTCAATTAAGTTGTTTTGTGAGTTCAATTGTGATTTAACTCTATGACAAAATAAATACCAATCAGATTTTAATTTGATTCTGTTCTGGCCATTATTATATGATACAACAATTCCCTCTTTACCTTTCCAATATTTTATAGTTTCTGCTATTTTAGAAAGATCATTAGTATCTAGGAAGTTATATGATTGCGGCGTTGGGATAGGCCCAATCTTTCTCCATATATCAATCAAATCAGACGAAGAAACAACACACATTCCGTTTTTGTTTATAGCACCAATAAAATAGAATTCTATTTGTTGTGGTCTAACAACAATAACATTATTGGGTGTTACTATTTCAAACAAAAGACTAATGTGTGAGTTTTCTTTTAAGAACTCGACTACCTTTTGGTATTTTTCTGGTAACAATTCAAAATCTTTAGCATTCTCTTGTGATGAATAAGAAACCGTACCTCTTGTTCTCATTGAGAACTTATCATTAACATAATCTGCTATAAGAAGAGAACCATCTATCTTATCTTCTATCTTCCAATCGTTAAAATCCTCTGGGTTTGGATAACATTCTGGTTTTTCTCCATAGTTAAAAAACTTCGGAAAACCAGAAGATAAAACATTACCTTCTTTGTCCGTAATTAAAGAACGATAAAACAAGTTGTTCTGATTCCACTTTGCGTCAATTTCTGGAGTTATTAAATAACTATCCAAACCACAAAACTTATTTGGAATAATATTAAAATATTCTTCTTTTAATGGAAGTTTTATTTTCATAAAACTACTATACTATATTTTTATAGAACATCAACCAAAAATAAAACAAAGAAACACCTAAAAACACGATAAAAGATAAAATTAATTTAGTTTTAGTTTTCATATATATTTTTCTTATATCTAAAGTTTCTCCATTTGGTTCTATGTTTTATAATCCAATCGATCAAAGCTGTATCAAACCCTATATCATAACCCCTTTTTTCACTTTCAAGCCATTTATGTTTTAAAATTTCTTCTCTTTCTTCTATAAATTCTTTATATATAGAAGAACTCATGAAAAAACATGGTGTTGCGGTTAGTGCTATCATACATAATATTTACTTTTTTATTAAAAGATAAACATTATATTATTGTCTAAATTCCCATAATTCATTAATATCTAAAAGTTTAGATACGCAACCATTTACTCTTTCCGTCCAACTAGAATGAAAGTGTCCATAGAAATGATATTTTGGATTGCATATTTTAAATATCTCATCCATTACTGCTCTTTCATCGGTAAGATCTTCCAACAAATAAGCATCTTCTCTCGACCATCCATAAACCATTTCATTGAATTGTTGTGGAAAACACCATGATGGCGCGGTGTGAGTAACAAGAATATCAACTTTTTGACAGGCGTCTCTATCAAAAACAACACCCTCATCTTCCCAATAAGAAACCCCTACAGTTCTTCCAGTTCTATCAATAGATACTGCACCACCAATAAATTGAATAAGTTTAGAATTATATTCAAAAACAGAGTAATCTTCGACCAATTCAAAATTATCTAAACATATTCTATTATTTTTTTTGAAAGCTATAGGATCATCATGATTTCCTCTAATAGCATAAAAATTAATATTATTCTGTTTAAATTTTTTATCAAGTAACCCATAAGTTACCATATCTCGACTTGGATTAAATCCAACTCCTAAATCCCCAACAGAAATAATATTAGCGTTGGAAATTTTTTTTAGTTGTATTTTAAAAAGCAATTCATTCCAATTTCCGTGGGTATCGCCTAAAAATAATATTTGTTTATTACCATCCAGTTGTGTCGTCGTCATTAGTTTGATATATTCTATATTGTTTTATTTCTTCTGTCAATATGTCTTTTAAACGAGTTAATGCAAGTTCATATGTATCACATTCTTCTTCGATTTCATCTACAATGTATCCATGATGACAAACTAGATATTTTGGTGGAAATCCATAACTCCATTTAGTTTCTATATACCAATGACAATCACGGTCTTTGTGGTGGTCTTTTCCTATTAAAACATACCATTCGTCAGTTAGTTCTGTAATCTCTTCAATTATAGTTTTCATAGTTCAAGTCCATAAAAATTCTCTATATTTAATTAGTTCAGTTAATACATTTGTATCTTTTTCAGAAATTTCTTTTTCTAATTCATTTACTTTTTTATATTTTACTTCATATGGAATTCCATCATCAACCATTTGAAATAATTTTCTACCGTCTTTATCTGTTATTGGTTTAAACATTTCAACAAATGGTCTTAATGGTGGATAAGATTCTTCCATTCTTTTCTGTAAAATTGGTCTTTCTACTGTTATATATCTATATGATTTAATTAACCAATCTTCAAAATTTTTATGTTCTTCTGATGAAGACCAATCTATTTGATTTTGTTTGTACTCGTCTTCATAAAAGGATTTTACAAATTCAAAATTAACATCAACTAACAAAGAACTTATATCACGCCATGTTCTAGGTATAACCTTTCTTAATCTTTCATGTCTTGGTTTAAAAATTGGAAGTATATTATCATAATAATACATTCTATAACTATATGGAAACAAATCCAAAAAGTCATATATTCCAAATTTTTCAAAAAAATATTTTCTTATTTTGTTCATATATTTAAAAATACGTTCCAATCTTTTATTTCATCTTTATTTCTAATATAGAAAGACACTGGCATTACTCTAGGAGCCGTTGGTTTCTTTATTAGTTTTAATCCCGCTTGTTCTGGTGTCTTATCTGCTTTTCTAGAATTAATTTCTTTGTGAGCCAATACACAATTTTCCCAAGATGATTTTCCCCCTTGGGATTTTGGAATTACATGATCTATATTACCGGTTTTCTTGTTTAATATTCTACCGGTATATTGACAAGTATAATTGTCTCTCTCCCAAAGATTTTTTTGAGTGAATTTAACAACTTGTTTTGGTATTGTATCATTATAATTCAACACGATAACATTTGGTATCTTAATAGCACCATTTATGGTTTTAACAACATCATCATTTTCAGATACTTTTAAAGAAATCCATTCTCTCCATTCTAATGGAAGAATTCTATCATCTTCAACTAGAAGACCTTTTGCATGATCGGAATACATCAAACAAAATGAATGCTTTGCTGTAGTCGTATTAATCGGTATCCAACATTTATTTAATATTAAGACGCTTCTATCAATATTCTTTTTCATTCAACTTATAAGGTTTTTCGATTATAACATAATATGACCCAGAGACTTCTTGTATACTTGACATATTACCTTTCGGTAAAGGATTTTTTTCAAATGCTTTATATACAAGATCCCACGCTTGATTATATTCTTTATTTTTTATAGCTTTAGATACTTTTTCTTGATAACGTTGCGGAATTCTAAATTCTTTTTGTGGTTTCCAATATCCATTAATAGAATCTAAAATCTGAGGCGGTTCAACATCAGAAAATTTCATTACTCCATCTCCACTAACATCACAAATTCTCCTATAACCATCATTACGCTCATAGTGGAGATATTGTTCAATAACCTTTTTAATTTCCCATGCAATCGTTCCTTCTCTCATTTCCTTTGTATTACCAACACCAAAAGATGAATTTGGATGATCCAAATTTGGAAAAGTTTTCTTTTTTTTCCATTCCTCCGATTCTTTTATTATAGAACCACTTTCATCATATTCATTATTATATTGATCATAAAATCCACCGTGACCATCATATCTTCTTTCTGGTAAAGAAGGGAACATTACATATCTAACATGCCTGTGGATAGCTTCTCGTTCATTCCAATCAATCAATCTATCCCAATATGCTTCGCTCATTGCCATATCAACCTGACCAGAACGAAGTCTTGAAAAAACTTCAAGTGCTGTTGTTAGAACAGCAAGATGATCATAATCAAATTCAATTTGAATCTTCTTGGATTTTTTTGTTTTCATATTTTTTTGTTATGTGTTTTCTGGTAAAACTATCAAGTTTAAAATGATACTTTGCTATATTATATATAGAACTTGATTGCATAGCAGCCCCAAGTTGAACATTATATTGCTTATATGCATAAGGATCTCCCTTTTTATGAAATTGATTATACATATTTCTCATTCTTCTTTTTTGTAAAATCGTGTCTTTTCCTAAGAAAATCACGAATGCTTTAATATCATCTTCCCAATTTTTGAATATTTTCATATATCACTTATAGTATAAATCTTCACTGTCGTCAAGTATTACTCTATCTTTTAACCAAGCACATAACGCCCAATGATAATAGGTGTAATTTGGATCTCCTTCATAATGAAAGAAAGCATGACCCAAATCATATTCAATTTGTTTCATAATTTTCTTTTTAATTCCTTTTGGTGCTCTACTTTCCAACATCCAAGAATCCAAAAATACTTTACAATCCATTCCAAAATCCCAAGAGAAATATGCCACATTATTATGACGATCTACATGATAGATATCAATATAAATTGGTTCTTTACATTTGATTATTCCAAGCTCGTAAATCGTATCTGGTATTTTAAGTTTCATTAGTGCTTAATATATTAAACACTATATTTTTTAAACAATCAACTCTTTTTTCAAAATTTTCTTTGGACGGTGTTTCTATTGTGCAATAAGAAATATTTCTTCTTCTCAATGCTCTTTCTAATGTTCCCTTGTATGGTTGTTTTCCGTTTGTTATTACACCATCATTTGTTTCATCACCATGCGCTTGTTTTAAAATTTTTATATCTATATCCGATAAACAGGTTTTAATATGTTCTTCCAAATCTGGAGAACAATAAGCATATACGCCATCAACTTCATCATCCTCATGTAATGATATTACAACAGATGGATTCAATTCTTCTATCTTTAAAAGTAATCTATCCTGAAAATCATTATTATCTGGTGTATCGAAATGTCGATTTAAATCTTTTCCATCAACTCTTCTTTTGTTTGTTTTGTTTATGTTGGATATAACATAAACATTTTTTTGATTTTTAAAATGTTCAGCAGCTTTATTACCAGCTGGTTCATCCCCATGAATACCACTAATAATAACAAATGTTTTATTTCCAGTAAATTTTTCAATTAAAAAATCAAATTTCATATAGTATATTTATTTTCTATTATAGAAAACATTACACATATGATTATTTTGATACCAATTATAAAGATAATCTTCATGTTTATCTAAAAAAACCAAACAACTCAAAAGACTGGAATTATCGTTTCTGTAACTTTTACAAATTAATTGTATATCTTTATTGTCTATTTCTGATATCGGAAATGTTTTTAAAAAGGTGAGTTTAGCACTCATCGTTTTAAGTTTTTTATCGTCACTATCAATTTTAATCATTAAAAATTGTTATATTTGTCTAATGATGCTTCAAAATTAATATCACCATCAAAAGACTTTTCGCCGGAATTCATAACCAAACAATCCCAAAGTTTACCAATATTAACTTCGTTTACTTCTATTTGATTCCATTCCTCGTCTGTTAAATTTTCAAGTTCGGTTGGTTGTTCATTTAACCAACTCAATACTGCATAAATTTGAACAACTGGTCTTTGAGTTGCATTTGAATATAAATTAGATTTAAATTCAAATTGCGGATATAAATCAGATAATTTTTTAATTATATCATCCATCAGATCAATACTCCCAAAATAAATCCAACAATAAAACCTAATATAAATACAGTTTTTGTTGGGTGGTTCCAAATAAATTCATTGATATATTTTCCTATGTTATTTAATGTTTTCATATTTTAAAGTATTCCTTTTATTCTAAGATAAGTTGCTCCAACTATTGATGCGAGCAATAAAACTATTACAACATTTCTTTGTAAAATTGCAAGATCTTTTTCTACTAATTTCTTTTGCATTATATTTAAGTCTTTAATCATCTTATCATTATATTCCATCTGACGAATCAGTTCTTGGTCCACAGCTTGTTTAGTTTCTAATAAATTTTTATTATCTTTTTCAATCTGAGCATATGTTTCTTTATCTTTTAAAAGTTTCTGATATTCTTCTGAACTCACAACAACAACGGTATCATTTTTATATTTTTCTGGAATTATTAATACTCTTTGTTTATTAATAATAGTTGGCTTAACTTTACTTTGACTTCCTATTGTTTCTATATTTTTTTTGTATACTGCTTGAATTTCTATTCTTTTCTTTGGGGGTTTTACTATTCTTGTGGATTCATTAACATAGTTATCTGCTAAATCCAAACGAGCATTATCTAAAGAATCTTTTGTTGCGTAAACAGAACGAGATAACGCTTCTGATTGTTTTTCAGTATAAACCGTACAACTATTTAAAAATAGTAACGCAATACAAAATATAAATAATTTCTTCATAATTAATACTTATCTTTTATCATAAAAAATAAACCCCTTTCAGGTTGGTAGCCCAAAAGGGGTTTGGTTCGACTCCGCAAAAGAGAGCCTCGTATCCGAATCGAACGGATGACAACGAAATTACAAATTTCGCGCTCTACCAACTGAGCTAACGAGGCGTTAAATTGGCATCTCTAAGGGGATTTGAACCCCTACTAATACCGTGAAAGGGTACTGTGCTAACCGTTACACTATAGAGACGTTGGTGCAGAATGAGAGAATCGAACTCTCAACTAAAGTTTGGAAAACTCCCGTTTTACCATTAAACTAATTCTGCTTTAAATTTTTAATTTATCAAGGATGTTTTTATTTTTTTGTAAAAGATTATCATCTACTTTAACTATTCCTGCTTCTATTTCTTGATGACAGTTAGAACAAACTAATATACATTTTTTAGCTTCTTCTAAAAGAATTTTATATCCTTTACTTAATCCTTTATGTGCAATACCGAATTTTTTATTATTTGGTATTAAATGGTGAAATTCTAAAGCACCTATACATTTTGAATAATCACATATTATACATTTATCTCCAAAATCTTTTACTAATTTTTCTTTAACCGTTCTTCTTCTTTTACTGACGTGTTCGGATCTGCATTTTTTACAACGATGATAATTTCTACCTTCTAAAACAAATTCTGTTTTTCCATGTTTATTACACTCTTTAATAATATATTTTGATTTCATATATTATTATTTATCTTGGTAGATCACTTTTTTATATACCAAAAATCCTGACGAGGTAGGATTCGAACCTACGACCAATCGGTTAATCTCGGAGATACGAGAATCGAACTCGAATTACGTCACCTACTTCTCCCACAGCCGATCGCTCTACCACTGAGCTACTCGTCAATAAAATGGTGGGCAGTGCTGGACTCGAACCAGCGAACTCCGAAGAGAGGAAATTTACAGTCTCCAGCAATTGCCGCTATGCGAACTACCCAAAAATTAGCAGAGGCAGGATTCGAACCTGCGAGGCACAAGGGCGGGTGGTTATGAGCCACCTGAGATACCACTTCTCACACTCTGCAATAAAAACTTCGTTTGATGAATGGCTGTGAATACTCTCGAAACACCTTATTAAGCACCATTTCATTTTCGAGGCAATGATCTACAATGAATTGTAAACACCAAACAAATTGTTTAGAATATGTGCAATAGATCGAGTCATACTTGAACTATTGCACATATTCTAATCAAATGGTGGAGATGACGGCATACGATAGCCGTGTCCAATGAACTTTCATTTCACAATTCTTCACATGTTTGGATATTTTCGATATTATAAGGATATCATAGTATATCTACTTTCCTACAAATAGTAACGACATTTGTTATCGTGGATAATTTTATATTACATTGAAGCTACCCGACAACCCAAAACCCTCTGCGATTCAAAACGGAGTTAGAGGATTACCGTTAGGCTTTTAGGCGGCGAGAGCGTAAGACTCTTCTTCAATGCCACCGAGGAACTCGTCAGCGTTGTTGAAGATGTATTCAGCTTCGGCTAAAAGATCAGACATATCATCGTCTGCATTTAGTTTTCAATCGATTTTTTAGAAGGCCATCGATTAACCTTCACATGCATTGTGGAATTAGAATCCAAAGTCGAATCCTTTCATCCCCATAAATTTTTCAAAGATCAGTTATTCGATATGTCGAATATTTATTGTGTATTAAACTTACCACCGAATAGTGGATTTGTCAATCAATTTTGCTGTAAACTTGATCTTTTTTTATTTAATTAAATTCCAAATTCCATTCTGGTAATTGGGGAAGGTCACACTTCTTCCAGTATCCAAGATAACCTTCTCTACCGCTTAACCTTTTACTATGTTTTGGGTCATATGGTTTGATGTACCACATCATACCTTTATATGGAGAAATAAACGTCTCTCCCATTTTGTGAACAACGGGAACACAGTGTAATTCTTTTTGCGCTGGTTTATCTAAAATTGCTCCATATGTCACATCACCATAAAACCACCACCACCCCAAGCTATCAGGAGCATCTTTCCAGTCACTATTATTTTCTTTTAAAATAGTTACACTATAAGCTTCAGCTAGGAGTTGTTGATCTTTGCTTTTCATTTTAGAATTTCTTCCACAAATGCTGGCATATTATGACTACCAAAATCTTTCAATATAATTTTAATTGCATTTGCCAATGTTTTATAATTCATTTCGGGATTAATTACATTTATATTTTTTTCAATATAGTCAGCAAGAGTTTGTGCTTCGATCATTTGTTCTTTAGTCAAAGGTTCGTCTTTTGTTTGTTGGGTATAGATGTTTTCTACCAAAGTCTCCAATAAAATTTGATCTTTGCCTTTCATAAATTAATGTCCGTAATTATAACCAAAATATGCTTTTCTTCCACTAGTAAGATTTGTTGGAATTTCTTTGTTGTCTGCATATCCACAGCATCCCTGATCTTTTATTTTGTTATAAAGACTTTCTGTTTTTGGATCTCCAACAAAAGCCATTCTTAGATTGTCAGAATACTCGTCTTTTTCCATATATTTATGAGCATATGAAATAGCATCCCTTCCAAATGTTTTTATCATATAATGATAATATCCATTATATGTTGAAAGATCTTGTTCTGAATCATCTTCTAAATTTCTTGGATCTTCATCTTCTGGAAATTCTTCTCCCATACCAACTTTTGAAAGTTCTTCCATTTCTGGATCATTGGGTTGAAACTTTTCATTTTCTGATAAAGTTTTTAAGTATGCTTCTTCCAACAATATTTGATCTTTTGATTTCATTTAATTACATTAATCCTCTTCTTTGAGCCTCTGCTTTTAAACCTGCTAAAAGGGTAGCACCCATAAATGAAGCTACTGTTTTTTCTTTTTCTTTTATTTGTTTTAGAAGTTCTTCATCTGAAGTTTTTTCTATTCCAGAAATTTTTGATCTTTTTCCCAATTCATCGGCATCTAGGGTTCTTCTTCTTGCTACACTTCCCGGTGGTGTTGAGTCTGGTGTTATATCATTAATATCAACTGCATCATGTACATTGTAAGGAGGCTTACTATAATCATCATCATAATCCCATCCTTCCCATTTAAATTTTACGTCCTTTGGAATTTCTTTTATGCTTTCATCTCCATAAAATTGAAAAAGCCAATTTTTTAATGCTTCTTCTTTTGTGTGTCCAATTCCGGTTGTATAAATATCGTTATGTTCTCTTCTGTTTTTATATTTAGGATTTGCTCTGGTATTATAATGTCCCACTAATCTATATCCTTCTTTTAAAACTTTTTTAGAATATATGCTCTCCAACAATATTTGATCTTTTGATTTCATACAAATATACTTACAATAAAAAAATTAAAAACCAGAAAGTTCTTCATTGGCTACCGAGTTGTGATCCCGTTGGACGAAGAAAACTTGTTACCCTCTGCCTAATCGAGTCTGGTTGATAGGTCCGCAACGGTTAGCTTTTTAAGAACAGCACAGCACACCATTCCCGTCCGACTCTATCTAATTTCAAAAATCAATTTCCGATTTTGTATTCGTGAATCGTCATCCACCTATTGGATCATCGGGAACCAACTCTTATAAATACTATATATTTACTTTATAAAAATGTCAATTACTTTCCTCTAGGAATTAATTCTAAACCTTCTTGTTCTGCTGTTCCGTTCATGAACTTATTTAAAGTATCAGAATCTAAATTAAACCTAGTTGCGAGCGAAGAATCTTTTGATTTTCTTGAAACGCCAGCAGGAAGACCTAATTTAATATAATTTAAAATATCTTGCTCTGTCATTCCACCCCTACCCCAATTCATTGTAGCTACATATTCTTTTGTTTCTGGATCTACGAAACTATAGCTGTACCAAATATCATCTTCCTCTTCATTTCTTTCAATCTTTAATTTTGCTTTTCTACCCAAAACATCAAATACTTGGTTTGATAATCTGGAATTAGGTTCGGATGAATCATCTCCGAACGATAATGATTCTTTTATAACTTTAGAATATATTTGTTCTAATAGAATTTGATCTTTGCTTCTCATTTTAATTACTTACATTAAATAATTCACACAATATATCAGTTTTCGAATTATTTGTATTTGAAATTTGATTGTGACTTACTTCCATTCCATATTCACCATAAGGATCATTTGATTCAAAATTTGGTGCTATATCTTTTTTAGATTCGATTGAAATATCTTTTTCAGCTTTACTTAGAATCAAATTTAATAGATGATCATTTACTTTTTTTGTTTTTGTAGAATCTACAAATTCTTCAATGTCTGATCGTTTAAATTTTCCTTTAAGCTGATTAAACGGCTCTGTATATTGCTCAAAAACATATATTGGAAGATATAGATGTGCTATATATGCACAATCTTTGATTACATAATATGCTGATTTATTTTGAATTGTAATTCCATTGTCTGGATTTTGACTTGCTTTATATGCTGGTATATAAAGTTTTGCGTATTTTTCAGAACTATTTTCAATTATGACATCAAGAAATTTCATTTTGTAATTTTTTAAATTCTTCTTCTAATTCTTCCAACTCTTTTTCTATACTATTTAATTCAATTAGAAGCTTTTTAGCTTTTTTTGGATCAGTAAAATAATGATCTAAAATTTCATCTGCTTGAGATTTAGATTTTTCTTTCATGTCTTCCAATTCAGATAATTCTTTATATAAATTCATCGGATTACTTTCATACCTCCGGTTTCAAGATTAGTTACTCTGTAGATTTTATCTTCTGGATCTGGATAATATTTGCTATATTTTGAATGATATGTCTTTACATCCTCCCTCGTTTTAAAAGGAGACAACATAACTTCTTGCCAAACACCGGAGGTATATATTTTTCGTTCTAGTTTATACATATTAGTCTTTATAGTTTCTATTGATGAGTTTAAAACCTAAAGGTCGGCGAGATTCAAATGATCTTGGATAAGAAGATGGACGAACTACTATTCCTTCACCAACTAGTCCACTATCGTATCTTTGTTTATCAGCCAACTCTTGAAGTTTCTGTAGAGGATTCTCCCATAATTTTATCGTAGATGCAACCTCTAATTTTGCAATTAATGGAACAATGTCACATTGGAGTTCATTCTTACAAAAATTTTCCATTGCTTCATAATCCATATAACCATCATCAGTCTTAATCTGAAACACATATATTTTGTTGTCGATGAGTTTCATTGGATTCTTTTGTATTCCATTACCAACCATCTCACCTTGAATTGTTCCACTCCAACCTTCTGGTATGTTTAATTTTCTGGCACACCGCCAGAACAATGACTGCTCAGTGTCTTTCTTTGAAAGATTTCTACTACAGACTTGAGTTATAGCACCGTCTTCTACAACAACTGTAATGCTACTACCATCCAACTTTTGAGTTATTGTTATATAACTATCTGTTTCCAGTACTTTTGCTACAAGGTTTGGATCATTTAATCCGTTATCTTCATCGGTTTTAGATATCAAATGTGTTGGGAATGATCCTGCATCTTCACCAGAAAGATTTGCAGGAATTTCTTTTATATATTTTGTAATACCCAAAATTTCAGTTACATCATCACCCACTTGCAATTGTCGTATTTGATCGTCGAAGTCGGCAATAGGAATAACCAAACCAGAACTATATTCGCCACGAAGTTTGATATTTTTTATTCTTATTTGTTTATCTGGATTTTTTTTATCTACCAAAAATCCAAACCAATTAGTATTGGGGACTATACTATCAATCGTAATGAATACAACTTTATCTCCTTCTTTATGTATTCCTGTTTTTACGATTGTTTGCCAACCTAATACCTCGGCAATATCCAAAGAATCAGCATTAGGATGATTGCGTATGTTTTTGATAATTTCTACTGATGCTAGTTTCATACTCTATTAAGAGTAGATAAAAATTTTGTATTGTCAACAAAAATTATAACAATAAAGATGGATTGTATAATGAACTATATTCTAATTCATATCTTGATTCATCATATGTGAAATTATTATTTTTAGTTCCTTTTGGAATTAAATTAGAAATTTTTAAAAATTCTTTTTTAGTTATAAAACCAGTTATCCAAACCAAATCATGCGTATTTTTTACTCTAGAAAAAATTAATATATCACAATTTCTATCTTTTTGATTTTCATATAAAGTTCCAACGTAATTTGTTTTTGGTTTTCCATTACACCCTTGAGATTTAGAATCTAATGTTATTAACTTAGATTCGGATATAAAATCTACTTCATCATCATCACTATAATTTAATTTTTTAAATGTATGTTTAATAACTACTTCCGCGAGATATCCAGTTATTCTTTGATTTTTTTTATCAATTCTATTGGTTCCTAAATTTCCATATTTCCTATAAAAATATTGATTTCTATCTTGTGCTTCTTTTATTAATTGTTTTGTAACAACAATTTCTAAAAAATCATCATTAGATTTTATTTTAAAACTCATAAATTACTACCACATTCCTAATGTAGGCGATAAAATTATGAAGTCAATAAAAAAATTACGATTTTTTAGATGTTTTTTTTGTGGTGGTAGATTTTTTTGAAGCGGATGTTTTTTTAGTATCAGCTGGTTTTTTACGTGTAATTTTTGGAGTTGATGTTTTTTTAGATTCTTGATCCGCTAAAGATTTTTTTGCTTCCATATCTTTATTATTAAGATATGTCATTATTTCGAAATATTTTTGACCTTCAATAAGATTTTTTTGAATATATGGAACTCCATCTATTCTTTTAGTTCCTAGATAACCCATTTGAGATAGTTCTTTATATTCTTTTGGAGATATTCCTAAATACTCTAAAGTATTTGGGATAGATACATAGTCTTGACCAACTTTGGGTGGATTATCTTCTACGAATTTATTTGGAACGAAATAATATTTCGATTCTGGTACTTTAACTTTTGGTTTGGACGCAACCTTTGATTTTTTAATATCGGGTTGTGTAGCAGGTTGTGGAGGTACTATTGGTTCAGTTTGAGTTTGAACTTCTGGTGTTTGTTGTGTTGCTTGAATCTCTGGCGTTTGTTGTATCTCTATTGGTTGTTCAGTAGTTGGTTGTTCTTCTGGTTTAGATTCGCCTTTAAATACATAATTAATTTTATTATAGTCAATAAAATCTTCTGGATTGAGTCCAGATTTTTTAATATCGTCTTCCAATGCTTTAATTTTTTTTAATATGGAATCGTTTTCTCTTTGAACTTTTGATTTTCCTGTTATCCAACCCATAATTCCTTCATTTATAGTATTTTTTGGTTTATTAATTTGAAAATAAATTTGATTCAATCGAATATCATCACGTCTCATATAGATATATTTATTGTAACAATATCAATTTTAAATAATTTTAATTATAAATATTGTAAATTGTAATTTTTAAATTAAGTAATTTTCATGGAAACACAAACAATAAGAATAAACTTTAAACCTGGAAATTTAACTTTTGGACAAAGAGAAAAATTTATGAATGAAGAAATTTTAAAACATATTGAAAATTTCAAAATAAACGGATTATTTGTAAAACAGCATGAAATCATTTCAAAAACAAGTTCTTTATTTTCAGTTAAATTTACTCTGATTAGAATACCATAAGTAAAAAATATAAAAAAATATTGCCATTTTCAACATTCCAACTAATATATAGGAAATGGCGAAACAGAAGAAAATACCAAAAGATCAGTTTCAGAATATGAAACTGTGGTTGGATTACCATAAAGAAAACAATAAATTACCATATAACGAGATAATTTGTTGTAAATGTAAAGCTTATCCCGCAAAATTAAAAGGTGCTGGAATGAGACACGCATTAAAAGCCGCTGGCGGAAACATAGAAGTAATGCTTAAATCTACTATGTGCAAAGATTGTAAGATTCTGACCTTACCAAAGAAAGAGAAAAAACCACCAGTAAAAAGAATCAAAACTCAAGAAGAAATTTACGAGGAGATTGAGAAAATTAGGAGGGAAATGCCTAAAATCGATTTAAATAAACCAAGGATTACTATTGATCTCAATAAAGATAAAAAAGCATGTGCGGAATTCACTAAAAATATGTGTTTTCGACCTGATATATATCTTGATAATGATAGAACTTGTGACTATTGTAGTATAAACGAATGTTGTTCCTGTGATCTAAAACGATTTCTAACAAAGAAAATATCAAAAAAATGAAAAACAATAAATTACAATTAACGAATCCAATTCCTTATACTGTAGATATGGTTATCAGAAATTTAAACGTTTCTGTCAAAGTATTAAATCCAGATGGATTAAATCAACAACACATAACAATAAAATATAAAAGAAAAAAGAAAAAAGAATACGATCCGGAAAATGAAAAATATGAGCTTACCGAATCGGAAATAGAATATATAAAATATTATTTGGAAGCCGAAGGATATTTAGAAGCAGCAAGACAACACAATTTATATTTTGACAATGAAAAATAAACCTCCAAACGTATATGAATATGTAAATGTTTTAAAAGAAAGTGACCCTGTTTTTTATTATCCTAAAAAAAGAAAAAATTTCTTTGATAAGAATATATGGAAAATAAGATTTAATCTTTTTAAAGATGATTGGAAATATTCAATAAAACCCATGTTTATAAATTACAATTTATTCGATTTTAAAACTAGAATTGATAAATTTGGAGATAAAGAAACAGCATTTTCAAGATTTAAAGAATTGATTTTGGGGGTGTATTACATATTAAAATCGACTTTTACATACGTTCCATTAGGATATAAATGACAAAAATCAATAAAAAAAGTACCTAAAAATCAGAAAAAAGTACATTAAAATGGAAAAAAAAGACGAAAAAACACCCATTTTGGAGAAAAAATCACTAAAAAATGGAAAATTTTAATTAATAATGAAATTAATTATTACGAAACGGATTATCAAAATATAACAGATATTGATATCGTTGAGTTATTTATGCAAAAAAGTAGCAAATAACCAATAATTTATTTTTATAAAATAATAGCTTTTACTTTGGTAAATATATAAACTATATGAAATTCGATATATTAATAGAACAATTTTTAAATGAAGCAAACGTAGGCTCAAGAGGCGGTCACATATCACTCGAAGAAGCATTGACAAATTTGGACACTGAAAATGATGTTAACAATTTTATTACAACATCCGATCCAAAATTTTTAATATATCCTTTAGTTGTTGCTTCGGATTTTAAACATAAGGATAAAAAAATTAAAGTTGGAAAAGAATATTTTTCTGGAATGGGATTTGTTAAGAAAATAAAGGATATGTTTTTTACCGAAACATCACCCAACTATATTGACATACCAAAAACCAAGGATGGTCAAATTCCTACACAAGCTCAACTATTAATTTTTGCTAGAAAAGCAGGAGCAGCTAAAAGAGATAACAACCAACCATTTTTAGACAAATATAAAGACTTTTCAAAGACTCCAGAAAAATACGTAGCTTGGGGTCAATTATTGACATTGGTATTTCAATCATCCGAATTTAAGGAGTCAGATTTAAGACAAGAAGAAACAGAACCAAGATATGTAACTTATACTAATTCAGAAGGTCAACAAACAGAATATAGATTTCATACAAGACCTAATCGTGAAATTACCGGTTCTCCTTTCTCCTCTAGTGTAGAGTTTGAAAGACCACACGTTAAGCCACAAGCAGTATCAGGTATGTCTTATGGACAATTCGTAAATGCTTTAAAGGATAATGGTAATACGTTAGATGCTTTAGTTGATTTGGTAGAAGGACAAGAAGGACGATCCAAGAAAGCAAAAAGACCATCATTGATAGAATTGATGAAGCAAGGAAAAGCATAAGTGTTTTAATACAACACTCTGTTTTAATGCAACATGGTGTAGCATTACCACACTAGTTCACATCATAACATTATAATATAGCAATACGCATGAATACAAAAACAACAGAACTTATAAATAAATTCTTGAAAGAGGAGATGAATCAAATGCAACCATCTGCTCCTCAACGACCTGTTATTCTTCAACAACCACAACAGCAACAAGCTCCTCAGCAAATGCCTCCGGATAACCAAAATCAAAACAATGATAATGAAGAGGAGCAACCAGTAGAAGTATATATCCCTTTACATGATGGAAGATTTACAAATAGAATCTTTACGACTTCTAAAGGAGTTATTATTAAAGTATTGAATGATTCTATTGACGATGATTTAAATGTTATTGCGGAGTTGGAAAACAACCCTAATACATACTTTCAAGTATCCGTTTAAGTTTAAAAAGTAATCAATTTTTTTGATGGCTTTTTTGTGTTACAAATAATAGTAACTATCGTGTTACAAATAATAGTAATTGTGTTACATATTACTACATTACAATGTAATGTAATGTATTATAATTGTATGTAATATATTGTGATTTATTATATTACATTATAATTATGTGTAATACATTATGTTATATTGTGTTATATTGTAATGTATTATAATGTATTGTATTATATAACATTTGTGTTACATAACCATTTGTGTTACATGAAAATCCAATCTAAATAAAAAACCGATTGATCGGAATGGAACCAATCAATCGGCGATATAGAGGAATAGAATTTATCCACGAATCAATCCTACCCCACTCGATCCAGAAAGTCAATGAAACTCATGTAACACAATAAAATATGTAATGTATTGTGTTACATAATGTAACACAAAAAAAATAAAAAAAGTTCTGGACATAGGATAAAAACGGAATAATTTCGAGGCATGGAAGAAGATATTTGTAATTGGATGCCAGAAGAAATTTCTTGTGTTATTGTAAATGGAGAAATAATTCCTGTTGACAATGTAGAATTTCTGAATATAGAGGAGGACATATATGGGAGGGACTTGATGACCTTCATGTATAATGGAGAAAGAAAGCAGTCGTTAGTAGTAAAAAAATACATTTAGAATAAAAACCAACCAACCACAACCAATGAAAAAAACAGAACTGATTATTACCAGAGACGAGATCGAAGGAAGCGTATCCTACAATGTAATGGATTTGATTGATCCTTCGTTTGCAGGACGAGGCGAATCCTTCCGAAACTTGCGTGATGCGATTTCATATTGCAAAGCGCATAAAGTTGGATATTCTCGAAACAAGTCGATGGATATTCTCGACAACAATTAAACCAACCAACCATGAATACACAACCAGTAGATGAGTTCTTCGATTCAATCGAAGATAACGAAATTAAATTCCAATTCGATTATTGGAAGAAACTAAAACCTATCAATGATTCAGAACGATTCCAAAGATTCTTATTCGCTTTTATGAGCGTTCATACCACTTGGGAACGAAATGTAATTGGATACAACAACATCAAAGATTGGTGGACTTGGATGAATCGTTGGGATGTATTAAAAGATAAACTAATTGAATCCAGAGTAGGACTACACAACAACCGATTAAAATTCATTTCAAATTTCACCACAAAGTTCTGGTCTAATCCATCTAACTTTGATAAGGGAGATGGAGAAAATTGGTCTGGTTTTCGTAATCGTATCGTGAGGGAGATTACTGGTCTTGGACTTGCCAAATCATCCTTCGCAATCGAAATGATATATCCCGATGAAGCAGAAGTAGTGTGTTTGGATACACACTTGTTCAAAGCATACGAACTCGACCAAACCAAACACAATCGAATGTATGACAAACTGGAATCCCATTGGGTTAAAAATTCTTTTAAAAAAGACTTGCCTCCATATATTGCTCGGTGTATCTATTGGGATCGCAAGCAGGAGAAGCAAGATTCAAGGTATTGGAGTCATGCCTTGGAAGAAGGAGACTTCTCCGATGAAGTAATCAACCTCAACTAAAACTAACCATGACAAAAGAAGAACTAACCAAGATAGTAGAAGAAATGTTAGGAGAAGATGAAAACATTCTCCTCGCAGATGGATTTGAAGATGCGTTTATAGGAGTAGGAAGGCAATTCAATACTCCATTCGCAATATACGATAGAGGATTTTGTATTGACATACTCTTGGAGGATATGTCAAATGAAGAAGCAGAAGAATACTTTGAATACAATGTTCAAGGTGCTTATGCTGGTGAATCAACACCAGTATTCGTAGAGATGCTAAAATTCAACCAAGAAATAAAAACCAAATGAAAATAACAGAACCACTACCAGATACGGAACAAGTCCTATTGCTCAATGCAATCAATGCACTTCGTTGTGCAGGACAAGATAAAATCGCAGACCATATTGATGAACGATTGGAAGCTATTGCCAAGACACCCAAGGTTGCTATTTATGTCAAAGGTGGAATGGTTGAAGCAATTCGTTCCAACATCTCACCAGAAATGGATATTGAGATTGTGGATGCAGATTGCCAACAACTCGACTATGAAGAAGATCGTTGGGAAGAACTTCAAACTGAATTGGAATTTGGAAACTACTAACATGAACAAGACATACGAACTTGATTGTCGTGGTGAAAGAATTGTATTGACACGATTGAGCGGAGAGAGTATCAAGGACACTCTCTTTAGAGACTTTGGTTGGTTGCTAAAGCCAATCATGGAACAAACCAAGTCGTTTGAAAAAACACTTGACAAACTAAACTGGAAAATCGTAGATCATTGGAAATGAAAACAGACCTAATAGAACAAATCGTAGATAACCTTCGTGTGCAGGGTAAAAATCCCGAATATATTATTTCTTACTTGAAGAAGATCATTAGTGGACTTCAAGCAGTAGCACCCAAACCAGTCACAGGGTATTTGAATGTGACTATTCACAACATGACACCAGTAAAACAAACCAAATAGAATATATGCCTAACCATTGCACCAACCAACTGAAACTCGAAAGCGGACAAGACATTCTAAATGTTTTGAATCCATATTTGATCGAAGCAACAGACAATAACTATGAACTTGATTTCCAATCAATCATTCCTATGGATGATGAACTTCTAAAGGGAAATAATTGGTATGATTGGAGAGTAGAGAATTGGGGAACCAAGTGGAATGGATGTGATGGTAGAATCTCCGATGATGGTTCTACATTCACATTTGATACCGCATGGAGTCCTCCACTTCCAATCATCAAAAAACTTGCTGAACTCGCAGGAGAAACATTGGTTCTACAATATATTGAGTATGGTATGTTCTTCTGTGGACAATATACAGCAGGGCAAGATGGAGACTTTGATGAGTTTTACAACGACATTGAATCTGCTCCACAAGAACTTTTGGATTCTCTTGGATATGAACCTTGGGAAGAAGATAAAGGAGAACTTGTATGAATGAGTTTTATGAGGATTTGGTTAAATTTCAAGAGAAATACCCAATGTGCTACATAGAAGCATGGACACCAGAAGATTTTGCTTTTATGAAATCTAAAATAGATAAAACTGAAAAATACGAATTGAATTGGAATACTTGGAATTTCGTTGCTGAAAAATTATACGAAACATTTGATGCTAACCAAGGAACAAACTGGCACAAAGTATTCCATATCGTAGAAGGATCACTATGCACACATAATTAAAAATAAAATGAAAATAAAACAAACACACAAAGCACTAAACATATTAAAACAAGCAACCACAATTCAATGTATCACATTGGATGACAATGAAGATATTGAAATGAATTTCTTCGATCCAAATGTGGAACTTGATGAGGAAATACCAGAACTTGTAATTGGTGGAGTATTCGGTAATATCTTCACCGATGACCTATCAGATAGCGTCATACAAGATAACACAATCACAACAAAAAATTACAAAATTACAATTATTAAATAATATGCACATATATTCAGTAAGTCCCGATCTATTCAAAAACAACAAAGGATTCGATGATGAATACGATAATTGGTTGTATGGATGCTTCAAATCTAAATGGAATCATAGAAGAGAAGATTTCGAGATTGAAGATGATGAACTTGACAACTTCGTTCCAGAACCATTAAATTCGGATGTGATAGAACACAACGAATTTAATCCAATCATACTAAAAGAAGAATAAACAAATTGGGAGGTATTAAGTTACCTCCCAATTATTTTGAATATATTGTATTACATTATAATACAAATAAATATATTATAATACAATATAACACAAACAATGTAACACAAAAAAAACAAAAAATAATTCTTGTGGTATCGAAGCACCCATGAGATATTGATTGCGTTCTAACGAACAACCAAACCAACCAACAAACCAAACCAATGATTATTCAAGACAAAGAAACCACTATCGAAACTATCGGCAACATCACCGATGAATCGCAATTCAAGATGCGGAGCAGTCAGAAAGCATTTCAGATTCTTTCTTCTCTCTACTCTGACAAACCTCTCGCCATCGTTCGTGAACTTGGTTGCAATGCTATGGATTCCCATATCGCATCTGGTCAACCCAATCGTCCTTTCCATATCCACATTCCAAATACTCTGGAACCTTGGATCACGATTCAAGACTTTGGCACAGGCATTTCGCATGAGGACATATACAATATCTATTCTGTATATTTCGCCAGCACCAAGACCAACACCAACACCCAAGTTGGTATGCTTGGACTCGGTAGCAAAAGTCCCTTCTGCTACACCGACAATTTCACGATCACTTCCCGCCACTTGGGAGTCAAGCGTATCTACAATGCTTACTTTAACGCACAAGGTATGCCAACCATTTCTCTTGCATCACAAGAAAATACAAAGGGAGAAAACGGAATTGAGATTCAGATTCCAGTAAAGCAAACGGACATTGGCGATTTCACCCAATCAATCTGGAGAGCATTTCGTTTCTTTGATGTCAAGCCAACCATCTCTGGTGGTAGTGTGGATTGGACAGACAAATGTGATTTCGAGGGATCGTTCTGGAAATCCTACACCTCCCTCCATCAGTCTTTTGCTGTCATGGGTGGAGTCGTATATCCAATCGACACCCACAAGGTAGCATCTGATCACTACGACATCGTTCGCAAAGCGGGTCTTGTGATTAAGTTTGCCATTGGTGAACTGGATGTCACACCAAGTCGTGAAGCACTCATGTATCACGATTGGGTAGTCCAAGCACTCAACGACAAGATCACCCAAGTCAAGAAGGATTTCGTTGCCAAGGTCGAGGATCAGATCAAGAACTCTGATAACCTTCTGGATGCAATGAAAGCACTCTACCTTCTGAACAACCAATGGTCTTTCCTCAACTCCACTTTGATTAGTGGTAAGGTCATGTGGAAAAAAATTGACATCACCGAACCTCGCAAGTCGATCAAGAACCTTTGCCAGAACAATCTCAAATCCTATTCCAAACGAGTATGGGGTCGTGCCAAGTGGAGTGAATCAGAATATGCCAATCTGGACAGCAATGCTCTCTGGTATGTTGATGATCTCAAGAAGGGATCAATCAAACGCACGATTGCTTTCATCAAGTCACATGGCAATTCAAACATCTCGGTGAATCTGGTTGACAATACAGGAATGGTAGCACTCATCAAAGCAGGATTCCCTGCATCAGCATTCATTCCCACTTCGACGCTCCCTGCTATTTCCAGCAACAAAGCATCTGGTGGTAAGGGAAACAGCAGACCAAAGGGTATTATCAATCTCTATGATGTTGGCTATGGTTATCGCACTTCATGGGAAGCGGAGAAGTTCGACCTCGCCACAGGAACAGCACCCAAGTATTACATTGTAAAGGATACCGAAGGTTGGGGATTTGATAAGAGTCAATTACTATCCAAGGATGGCAAGGTTCTGATGACGATTAGCGATAAGAGCAGTCTTCAAGACTATTGCAGATTCGCAGGAATCAATACCAATGATGTTCGCATGGTTTCAAAGAACAATGCACAACACATTGAGAAACTCGGAAGCATTCCTCTTTCTGATGCTGTCAAGAAAAAAGTAGTCGATGTGGATTGGGAAGCACTTCAAATTGTCAAGAACATTTCCACTCGCGCCGCACAGGAGTTGAAGAAGCACAAGTTGTTTGCTCGACTCTCGGACACAAATCCATTGAAGATTTTTGTTGACAGGATTCTCAATGCAATCAAAGAAAGTGGCAAGTTGGAACACATCAAAACCTATATTAGAACTGATGAAAAATTTGAGTTGACCTTTCCATCAAGTCTGGTAAGGTTAATGTATCTCGGATCTGATAACTGGCAGATCGGAGTCGAGGAAGTCCTAAAAGCGACTCTCGAAATGAACAACCAGTAAAATAAAACCAAACACACACCAATACAAATGAACACAAACACACAAGTAGCAGTCATCATCACAGGTAGCGGCAAGATCGCCGCTACCATCGAAGGAGTGTCATATACAATCGACACCGATCACCCCAAATACAAACAGGCACTTGAAGCAGTCCGCCAAAAGAATTGGAATGGATTCGTCAACATCATCAATATCAGTCAACAAGTTAATTCCTATTTCGATGGAACCGATGTCGAGGTCAAGGATGGTTCGATTAACTATCATGGACAGATCATTCACAACACGCTCACAAAGCGTATTCTGAATTTCATGCGTGATGGTTTGCCCCATGAACCACTTCTCAACTTCTTCAAGAACCTCATGGATAATCCATCGAAGCGAGCAGTCGATGAACTCTATGACTTCTTGGAAGCAGGAGAACTCCCTATCACAGAGGATGGACACTTCCTCGCCTTCAAGAATGTTCGTTCCAATTACAAAGACATTCACTCTGGAACATTCGACAACTCGGTTGGCAAGGTATGTGAAATGCCTCGCAACGGAGTCGATGAGGACAAGGATCGCACTTGCTCGGCGGGACTCCACTTCTGCTCCATCAAGTATCTTCCATCCTTTACGGATTCCGATGGTGGAAAGACCATGATCGTCAAGATCAACCCAAAGGATGTTGTGGCGATTCCAGCAGACTATAACAACACCAAGGGACGCACTTGCAGGTATGAAGTGGTTGCCGAATACAAGGACGATTGGAGAAGCAAGATTCAACGCGAGGAATCTGGTTGGGACTCTGATCTCTATTCCTCCGATGGTGGAGAGTATGAATTTGACGATGAAGATGATGAATGCTCTTATTCTAACGATTGCGACGAGAACCATTGCTTCTGCGAGGACAAGGGATATGGGTATAAACCAAATGGTCACAAGTTCCACAATGTTCGTGGAAACAACGGAAAGTTCATCAAAAAGAATTGGTAGTGGTTGGTAAAAGGTGGGAGGGTGGTTCCCTCCCACCAAACCAATAAATATATTACAATATATTACAATATGAGTAAATCATACACAACATCAGTATGCTTCGATGTAGATGGTAATTGGGATAACTTTGAAGAGATTCCATACTCCGAATTTATCAAAGCTATGGAAGATAAACTAAAAGAATTGAAACGAGAAAAGTATTTAGACGCATTTGATCTGGTGGATATTACCGAATACGACGAAGAAGTATAACATTTGAAATCAATTACAATTAAATTAAATAATATAAAATGAAACACATTCCAACACTAACACTAACATTCAACAAACAAACCGAACTCTATGGATATTCCTATGACGATGAGAACGGAAATACGATCAACTCTGATGGATACCAAAGCGTCAATGATGCCTTGGGATTCGCATGGAAGAATCTCAAGACATATATTGTAATGGAAGAAGTTGAAGTGTATGAGTAGGTAATACATTGTAATACTTTTCTGTATTACAAAAAATCACAAAAAATTACTTGAACAATTTTAGAAGATGTAGTAGAGTATTTGAGTAGTGGATGACAGGAGGTTCCCGATAATCCCGCTAAAAAAATCGGAACCAAGAAACCAGTCTTGTAAAACATTGGAATAGATTTTTGATAAACAATTTAATGGTCAAGTGGTGAAATGGCAGACACAAGGGACTTAAAATCCCTTGCTCTAACGAGCGTGTGGGTTCGAGTCCCACCTTGACTACCATGCAAAGTTAGTGTAATTGGAAGCACCGCATAGCTTATACCTATGGTTCCCTGCGACGAGGGACGAGCATCAGTTCGATTCTGATACTTTGCACCAATTTATAGTAAGTAGTTGATATTTATAGGGGTGAAGCATATCGGTCATGCGCTCTGCTCATAACGGAAGGAAAGTGGGTTCGACTCCCATCGCCCCTACATTTTACATAAGTCTCAATCGTTCAACGGATAGGACTGATCTCTTCTAAAGATCAAATGTAGGTTCGATTCCTACTTGAGACATTTTCCAATCGTTCAAAGATGGATTGTGATGTTCAGCATGACAATTTGAACAAATCAAAATACATTTTTCTGCTTCTTTTAAAATGAAGTCCCAAGTTCTATTAGTCAAAACTCTAATATCTAATTGAGATAATTTTTCAGATGGATTTTTGTGATGAAATTCTAATGCTGATAAATTCTTATCGTATCCACAAGAAGAACAACATCCTCCTTTTAGTAAAACCAATTCGCATTTTCTTTTGAATCCTCTTTTCTTTTGATATTCATAATCGGTTTTTAAACTTTTTCCTTTTTCCAATTTTATTGTATTATGATATCCAAATGGAGAACATTCCAAGCAGTATTTTCTTCTTTGAGTATTTCGATATTTCCCATCAACTAAAATTCTATTTGGAAATTCTTTGTTACATTTAGCGCAATTTTTCATACATCAATACTTATCCATTGAGCTACACATTTCAACCATGCCCCGCAAATCAAAAACCAAACTCTCCCACAAACAACTTCTAAAGTATTTGGAATTTCTCCCCTCGAAAAATTACAATACATTACAGCGTGATACACCGCAAAAAATCACAAAAAAATAATTTGACCATTCAAAGATCATAGACTATTTTCAAAAACATGATCGACCCAACCAACATAACCAACTACAACCGAACCGAAGCAGAACTTGAAGAATTTCTTATGTTCTGCATTATGGTTGCAGGAAAGAACGCAAAACAAACGGCAAAGAAATTGGATTCATTTCTTTTCGGAACTCTTGGAATAATATCTCCTTTGGATTGGATTCAAAATCTGGTCAACTTGGAGAAGAATGGAATATCTAAAAACTTTCCTCTGATGTATTGCATGAAGCAACATAAACTTGGACAATACAAAAGACTTCAATCCGCATTCACAGGAATAATCCAATTCAAAAATAAATTGAAATCGGTTTCCGTAGAAGAATTGGAATCTATTTCTGGTATCGGATCAAAGACATCAAGATTCTTTGTATTACATTCCAGACCCAATCAACGAGTGGCGGTTTTGGATACTCACATTCTCAAATGGATGTATGCTCAAGGATACGATGTCCCCAAGATGACTCCCCCTAAAGGAAAGTATGCCATGATTGAAAAAGATTTCTTGACCGAATGCGACAATGCAGGTAAAACACCAGCAGAATTTGATTTGGAAATATGGAAAATTTATTCACAAAAACACAATACATTGTGATACACCACAAAAAATCACAAAAAAATAATTTGACCTATTCATCAAGTGATGCGATAGTTCAATCGTCAAACGACAACAACCAACAACCAACAACAACCAAATAAAAATATGGGAATGCTCGAAACACAAATCAAACGGATACCAGAAGGTAAAACATCAGCAGAAGCAATCAAACAGACTCTAAACAAATTGGAAGATTACTTTTCCGATTATGATAATTCCTGCGAATCATACGAAGTAAAAACTCTCACCGAGTCCAACTTTGAAGAAGTGTGGGAAGTGCAGGATACCTACAAGGACACACCAGAAATCAAACAAAAGTATTTAGGTCTTGCCAAAGCAGGACAACTCATCTACATTCAAATCGACTACTAATATGAACAAATACTTGACATACGAAGAAAGAATGGATAGGTTGCGGGATCACAACGATGGTTGTGATGATGACGATACCTTCGATGTATGGGATCGTTGGGCAAGACAACAAGAACGAGAGGACAATCGAAAACTCCGAGAATCAGAAAGGTTCGATCCATGAAAACCAAACCAACTAAACCAACTAAAATAACCAAGAAAGTCATTCCAACAAATAAAACCAAACCGATTGTAATTCAATCGGAAATAACACCCAAGAAAACTCCCACAATTACAATCAACATTCTTGGTGGATGTATTCAAGATGTAGTAAAAGAGAAATGTAATGAAGTGCAAGTTATCGTGCATGACTACGACATTCAAGGATTGGATGAAGATGCCATGAACTCTCTATGCACCGATCAGTATGGAGAACAATATCAAGTAATAACATTCTAAATGAAAAGAAAATACACTACAATACAAAGCAGACAAGGAATAATTGAATTGTATTTAGATATTGTGACAGGAACAATCATGTTCTTCGGAGTAGTTCTTTTCTTCTCACTACTATTCAAAATCATTATTGACAATAATAACATCTAACACAAAGTAATACAATGGGATACACACACTACTGGACATATAATCCAAATGAAATTAAAAATACCGAGGAACTTCGTATGAGGTTTCGTGCGGCGGTATTCATAATCAAATTAGCACACAAAACAATCAAAAGAGAAAAATTGTGTGTCATTCGTGGAGGACTTGGAGTTGGAAAACCAATAATGAATGAAAGCCAAGTATGGTTTAATGGAGATGAAAAAACAGGAATGGATCACGAAACATTCGACATCAAATGGTATCCAGAAGGAGGAATTGTAAAAGACTTTTGTAAGACCAATCGGAAACCATACGATATTCTTGTTTGTGTTTCTCTCATTGCATTCAAGTATTTCTTCAACAATCCAAAGGTATTCAACTTCTCAAGTGATGGTGATAATTCAGATTGGGAAGAAGCAAAAGACCTATACACCAGAATCACAGGAACATTCGTAGGACACATCTTTCCAGAAGAAGAATTGGAGGTAGCATGAAAACAATTACAATACTCTTGACAATCATTTGTCTTACATCTTGTAATACATTCAAAGAAACATCAAGACAAGCAAAACTCGATTGGTATAATTTCAAAAA